GCTTAGACTGACCCGAGCTCGTGTTTTAAGACAGGGTATTTCTTCACGTGTTGATGAGTTTACAAAGCATGTTGCACGTACAGTTAATCTTCCAGAACCAAAAATGGTTGGGGGAAACGTTCAGTTTGGTGGTCCTAACGTAGAAGTAACAACCAATTTAAAAGATGTTTCTTCTATGATTCGTGAACTCCGTGTATTAAAGGGTGAGGTAGCGAATAGCGCCAATGATATGCGTGTTGCAAATGAGTTAGAAGGCACTTTGTTAGATTTAAGGAAACGACTAGTCCAAGGATCACCAAAATATCTTGGAGGTACAAATGTAGAGAAAGCCGCAATAAGAAAAGCTCTTCGCGGCTTAGACGAGGCCGATGCCCTTTATAACGAAACTATGGGTTTATATTCCAGGGGCCGAATTGGTGCGGCCATGCAGATTGCCAATCGGCAACCAGTAGGCCCAACAGATCAAAGGTCTACGACCTTTTTTCAAACACTTATTCCCCCCAACTCGTCAGCAGAAGACGTGGGGATGCTTCTTAATTCTTTAAACCGTTCAGACATTGGACTACGTGCTGCGGATGATGTATCTGCTGAGCAGCTTTTAAGAAGCGGCCTATATCAAACATATTTGAACAAGGTTGTTGGTGAAGAAAATATTGTAGATGCCATTGCTCGAAGAGGTACGGGCAAAGAGGCTTTAAGGCGCGTTTTTAATATAGACAAACATCGTGAATTTATGTCTGAATATGGCCATGCGTTAAGAGCTTTAACGCCTTCACAAGGTAATCGGTCTGCAGACGAGGTTTTCCAAGAATTAAATGATCGTCCAGAAGCACTTTATAAAATAGTTCGTGATAACTTAGATGCTCGGAAAAAACTAGAAACAGCATTAAACGAAAGTTCCAGTTTAAAGGCGCTGGGTATTGATCCTACTCGACCAGACATTGCCGTTTCAGATGTTTTAACCCGCGCTCCTGAAAATTATGGCGCTTTGCGAAAATTAGTTGGCGGTTTAGAAGTTGAGGATACTGTAAAGGAAACGCTTCTTAAGGATATGGATGAAAGCGTTAAGTCCATGTTTGTAAGGATGATCACTACACGTACTCCTGGTCGGGGCGTAAGTATTGATCCTACTCTTCTTCAAGAGGCTTTGCAAAGAGTTCGGGCAGGAGGAGAAGAAGCTTTTCGGTTTAGGTCTGCTTTAGAGGTGGTTTATTCTAAAGGAGAATTAGAGCAGATGGGAAAAATCGCACAGGGCCTTGAGGTTTTAAACCAAAGTGCGAGAACTGGAACTAGTCTTCCTGATTTAAAAGGAACTTTATTAGATAATCGTAAAGCATTTGGTGCAATAGCTCGCTGGTATGTGGGTGTTTTGAATACTCGTGCAAGAGCCTTAACATCGGTCCAACGTGTCGCTGGTCGTAAAACCGAACAGGCTTTATTGAAAGCCCTTACGGATCCAAAAGAAGCACAGAAATTGCTAAAAGGTACTATTCCAAAGGCTGGTCTTTTAGGTCGTTCTATTCTTAACTTGGTGGGCGCAACAACAGGTGTTTATTATTCGCAAGAAGAAGCGGAAGAAATAGCGGAGTTTTCAAAGCTAAAACCAGGAGATATTAGCAGGGAACGTCTTGGAGGTCCGATGCCTGATGTAGATCGGGATAAGACTACAAGCTACAGGGATCTTAGAACACCTATGAAAATTCCTGAGTTTAATATTCCTGCCGCTGAATCTTTAGCTAAATTGCCTGTTGTTGGGCAATATGCGGCTCCTTATGTTGCGGGACAAACCCCTGCAACGCTGACGGTCCCACCAGTCGTGCAACAAGGGCTTGGAAAACTCCAGCAAAAGGGTGTGGATTGGTTACGAGATGTGGAGCAAAGAAAACTGGCCGGTATTCCAGCACCCATGAACAAAGGCGGCATTGTCAATGCAAGGCCGCGTCGTCAAATAGTGCTGTGATGAATATAAAGCGAGCAATGTTGATATTGGCCTTGGTGGTGGTGGCTGTAACTGTGATTATGTTATTAGCGAATAATATGAGATGCACCCCGCCGTGTGTCTAAATGACAAAAGAACTAACAGCGCACGAGAAAGCTACGATGACATGGCGCTGGACGGCCCTGATTATATATCTGTTGATATGCTTTTATGATTTTATGTTCGTCCCCATATGGTACGGAATCAATAGACCAGACATAAGTCTATTCATGGAAATCATTAACAGTACTCCAGAACCGATGGTTCAAATGGAATTGATGAAGAAACTTACAGGACAACATAGTCCGTTCACGCTAATGGGAGGCGGTTTATTTCACTTAGCGTTTGGCGCTATATTAACAGGTTCAGCTTTTGCTTCAGGAAAAAAATAAATGACAACGGTATCGTCGCAGAGTTTTCTTAAAGAAATAACCGAAACCCTAAAGCGCCACGAAGGTGTGCGTCAGTACGCCTATAGATGTCCCGCAGGTTACTGGACCATTGGTGCAGGCCGCAATATTGATGAGAACAGTGGTCGTGGTTTGAGCGACGATGAAATAGATTACTTGCTGCAGAATGATATTTCGTTGTCTATGGACGAACTACAAAATACCTTTTCCTGGTTTGGGGAACTACCCAAACAAGTCCAGGGGGTGCTTGTCAACATGCATTTCAACATGGGGTTATATACCTTGCGTAAATTTCGCAATATGCTGGATGCCCTTGAGCGTGGGGAATACAACCGTGCCGCAGATGAAATGCTTGATAGCAACTGGGCGGATCAGGTGGGTAATCGCGCCCTTGAACTATCTGATATTGTGCGCCAGAGTTAAACCAGCCATTCGCGCCATGCTTCACCCATGACGGCTGTGGCTAGATTAATTTTCTTCCTTAGTGCTTTGACGATCTTTTCGTCAACGGTCCCCTCAGCCAGAATATCGATGTAGGTCACCCTATTCACCTGACCTATGCGGTGTGCCCGATCCTCGGACTGCATACGGACCTCAAGGTCATATGTGTTGGAATAGTACACTACGGTAGCCGCCTGTGTGAGCGTAAGGCCATAGCCTCCTGTACGGACCTGCCCGATGAAAAAGCGGCAGGGGTGGTTTGGGTCTTGAAAATTAGCCACAAGACGCTGCCTATCATCATCTGAGGTTTCGCCAAAATACGTGCCATAACTATCGCGGCCATATTCCTTGGTCAATACCTCGCTGATTCGCTTTATGTCATAAATGTAATTGGCCCAGATAATAACCTTTCCTCTTGTTTCTTCTAAAATAGCCAACAGTTCATTTATGCGATTGTTGGGCAACTCTTGAAATGTACCGTCATCAAATTTGGCGTAGCCGCAAGTCACCTGCTGTAGCCGCAACAGTTGCGTGACGACATTTGTGGTTGTTATGTCGCCGTCCTCTAAGGTTGCTATGGCCCACTTTTTGAGGTCAGCGTATACTGCCTTCTGTTCCTTGGTTAATTGCACTGTGCGACGCATGTAAACTTTTTCAGGTAGGTCTAGGCAATGCTCTTTCAGAACCCTATAGCTGAATTTATTCAAGGTCTTATTTAGTTCTTCAAGATTTTGGTACCCCACCACTTGTTGAAATGAATGCGTGGCAACTGACCGTTGCTGTATGATGGCGTACCGTGAGCGGAATGAGAAGTATGACGAATACCCTAGGTACACAGGGTCAAGGAATTCGCACTGTGCGTATAGGTCAAGAGGCGACTTAGTAACCGGCGACCCCGTTAATATTCGTTTATACGGCGCTAACAAACTAAGCTTTAGGATATTTTTGGTTCGTTTGGCCTTTGGGTTCTTGATGGTTGTGCTTTCATCAATGGTCATGAGGGTTTTATGGGCGTTCAAAAACTTCCCCGCAAACGCTGTGCCTTTCCGTGTGCTTAGTGCCTCAACGTTCATTACGAGGATTTTAAGGTCTTCGTTTGGGTATTCAAATAACGAATCCAAAAGATTTTGCTGAGTTTTGGTTGCAGTAGGGTTCCACGTTACAATGTTAGATAGTATGTGGTCTGGCAAGTGTGCGGGAAGTTCATTTGCCACCCAATTACGATAAACACCCTTCGGTGCAATAATTAAAGCGGCGTTGATGTAGCCACGGTCATATAGAACAGCTATGTTATCGATCAATACTTTGGATTTACCTGTGCCCATTTCCATGAACAAGGCGTATTCCTTGCGATCCCACGACTTATTCAAAGCTGTACGTTGGTGATCATACGGCTTTGTTTTGAACGGGTAAATTAGTTCTTTCATACTTGTCTCCTTTCTACCTATATTTTACCCTATATAAAAGTAACGAACAAGGCCCTATAGTTAGTTCGAACAGTTCGAAGTATAGTGTGTTCCATCAAAGTGTGCTAATAGGCCAATATTCTAATAGGTTTTGGAAATAACATAGTTGTTAGAAGGGGTTAACCCCTATTAGAAGGCTATTAGAAGTTTAAACGGTAGCGCAACCTCTTAAACGACGCGCGCGCGTTTTCCGCAGTTTACTTATGTTTTTCTACCTAGATAACTTTAGGCTTGTTTCCACTGGGCCAATAGGGTACATGGGTATAGCGTAAAAAACACAGTAGAAAGAAGAAAGGTGAACGCATGACCGTGTATGCAGTACAAGAAGAAGCCCCCGGCCAAAACATTCTTCCTGCTCGTGAATATGGCGATATTGTATACTTGCTTCCGAGGGGCCAAGTCACCTTCAGCGCGTCACCTACGCTACAGCGTTTAAAGCGTAAGCTGCGTGACTATAGCGATGAAGACTTCCTGCTTTTAATAGGCGACCCTGCCGCTATTGGCATGGCTACAATGGTTGCAGGAGACTACAACCGTGGCCGTGTTCAATTTTTGAAATGGGATCGCCAAGAAAAGCAGTATTACCCAATTAGATGGGATTTACATGAGAAAGGAGAAGAGTAGTGTCAGACCTTGAAGTGGAAAAAGCTTCTTTGGCAGAGGTCATTGAAGCTTTTAATAACTTATCTACCGAAGACTCACAGGAACTACGCCAGTTGTGCGAACAGTTGGTACAGCTAAGTGGATTGGTAGATAAGGCAACTGAAGTGCTGAAAAACATCAAAGCAATTCAGCGTAAATACGCAACCGAACTTGTACCCGATGCTATGGACGAAATGGGTATGCAGTCAATAACCACGGCTAATGGTGTTGATGTTTCGGTACGTGATGATTTGCATGTGCATATTTCAAAAGACAACCAACCGCAGGCTTTCACTTGGTTGCGGGATAACAACCACGAAGACATAATTAAAAATCAGGTGGTTGTGTCATTTAACAAAAATGAAGACAACGTAGCCGGAGCCTTTTATAGCGATACTGTGGCTGGTGGTCACGACGTACAGCGTAAAGAAACCGTACACAATGGAACGTTACGAGCCTTTGTACGCGAAATGCGCAACAAGGGTGTTCAAATGCCTTTAGAAACGTTTGGCGTTTACGAGGGGCGTATTGCAAAAATCACCTCATATAAGGGAGACTAACTTATGGCTAAAGAAGCACAAGCCGTTCAAAAGGCGGAGGAAGCTGGTGCGATAACGCTTCCACAACTACAGGACTTGGTAACCACTGGTTTTGAAAATGTTGGCGTGGACGATACCGCAACGCCGTTTTTGAAGCTGTTGCAGAAAATGAGCCCTGAAACAGAAAAAGGCACCGCTGATTATATTGATGGTGCCGAAGCTGGAGGCATTTTAAACTCGGTTACCAAGCAGGTGTACGCTGGTGGCTCGGGGGTGAATGTTGTGCCTTGTACGTTCAGGCGAGAATACATTGAATGGGCACCCCGTGAAGCCAGTCAAGGTGCCCCCATAGCGCGGCATTCGTCTACCAGCAATATCCTAGCGCAAACCAGCCGTAGCCAAGACAATAAGGACGTATTGGCTAACGGCAATTATATTGAAAATACGGCGCAATGGTACGTGATACTGCTAAGTGATGATATGTCTGAATGGACCCCTGCGATGGTTTCCATGAAAAGCACACAGTTGAAACGTGCGCGTAGTTGGATGTCCATGATACGGGAAAGCCGTACCCCTGTTATGTTCTCACATATTTACAAGCTCACTTCTACGCTGGAGCAAAACAATAAAGGGAACTGGTATAGTTGGGTCATTAATCGTGGTACCGCACTTGATATAAACTACGAAACAATGACAGGTGGCCAACAGGATTCAGAAATCTTTAAGGCCGCCTATGAATTTGCCCTAGCCGTCAAGCAAGGCGAGGTGGATGCCACCGAACCACATGATGACGAGGTGCCGTTCTAACATCTTATAGAAAGAAGCGGATGTGTTTGATATTGAACGGTTTGCAAATGCTTTTGCAGGATTAGAAATAGCGTACTTGCGGCGACAGGATAATACTACTGGTTCAAAAAACGGTGGGAAGGTTGA